ATATCTTGAAGCAAAAGGTTATTGGGCTCCAGAAGATAGAAGGAAGATCCTTGCTGTTAAGAGGGATAATCCAGATATAGATATAAGGATGGTATTTCAAGCACCATATAATACCATATCAAAACGCTCAAAAACTACTTATGCTCAATGGTGCGAGAAGCATGAGATACCATGGACTCATTTCCATGATATTCCACTAGAATGGCTAATTTAATTCACCCAAAACCATGAAATTAACAAATCCAATAGTACATGGCGTTCTTAAAACAGACGTTATAAATGCACTAGGCAGACACCTATTAGAAAAAATACAAGAAGATAATAAAAGATTATCTCAACTAGCCGCTTTTAATAGTCCAAATTATTTTACATCTAAAAGATTGAACGATCCTTTATACTATTAAATGACAGAATCTGAATTTGTGGCACATGAACCATGTGATAATTGTGGCTCTTCTGATGCTAACTCTGTTTACACAGATGGCCACAAGTTCTGTTTTTCATGTCACACTTACACACCCGCAGAGGGTATAAATCTCAATTCACAGTCAAAACGGAAAATGTCAAATGTCCAACTCACTGGGTACGCCCAAGAACTCAGAAAGAGAAAAATTTCTGTCGCAACTTGCGAGAAGTACAGGATCTACAGAGATGGAGAGACTTTACGCTTCGCATATTTTACAAGCGATGGAGTACTTGTTGGAGTCAAAATAAAGAACAAAAGGAAAGAATTTACTTATGAAGGAATTTCCACTGATACTTTATTCGGCCAGCATTTGTTCCCTAACTCTGGTAAACGTATTGTTGTTACTGAGGGTGAACTAGATGCTGCTAGCTGTTATGAAGCTATGTCAGGTTGGCCAATGGTCAGCTTACCTCATGGAGCAGCTAGTGCGAAGAAAGATATCCAAAAACAAATACCTTTATTCCAAGGGTATGAAGAGATAATCTTATTTTTTGATAGCGATGAACCAGGAAGAAAAGCAGCAGAAGATGCTGCATCAGTCTTACCTCCAGGCAAGGTTAAAATCGCACGTATGGAGGCATATAAAGACCCATCAGAAGCACTACAAGATGGAGACACAGAAGCGATTAGAAAAGCTATATGGGATGCAAAACCATTTAGACCAGATGGAATTATAGATGGTAAATCTTTATTAGAAATAGTAACCACGCCACAGGCACCATATGACCATGAATACCCCTTCAAAGGACTTAATACGAAACTACACGGGATCAGGTATGGAGAACTTACAACATTTTGTGCTGGCTCTGGTTCAGGAAAGACCTCAATCATGCGTCACATTGCAACTGACTTGTTGTGCAAAGGCGAACATGTTGGGATCTTGGAGCTTGAAGCAAGTAATAGAAGAACAGCACTTGGATTGATGTCCACAGCTGTTGGTAAGAACCTACAGATAGGAGAACACGATGAAAAAGAACTCGAAACAGCTTTTCATAATTCCATTAACAATTGGAATCTTTACCTTTTTGATGGCTTCGGCTCTTTTGATCCTGACGTCATATACAATCGGATCGAATACCTTGCCAGTGGATTGGAGTGTCGTGTTATATTCTTAGACCACCTCAGTATATTATTGAGTGGTCTAGATGGAGACGAACGTAGAATGATAGATACTACTATGACTAAGCTAAGGTCATTAGTAGAGAGAACAGGTATAGCATTATTTTTAGTATCACACTTGAGGAGAGCAGGAAATGACAAGCACAGCCATGAGGAAGGAGGACGAGTTAGTTTGTCCTCACTTAGAGGATCTCACAGCATTGCTCAAATATCAGATTCAGTTGTTGCCCTCGAAGTCGATCAACAGGCCGACACTGATCGAAAACTTACGACAGTTAGAGTCCTTAAAAATCGCTATTCAGGCGAAGTTGGTATCGCATGTGAACTAGCTTACAATTTAGATACATGTCGCTTTATTGAAGATGAAACTAAGACCACGCCCAAATTCAACCCGTCCACGGATTTTTGACGGGGGATACGAACATCCATGGTATGAACATGCAGATAATAAATTAATTAGACCTAACCCACCTAGTAAAGAGGCAGTAGAACGTGCTCGATTTGTTGACAAAACATACCAGTGGAGTAGGAACTCTAGTAATTGACACGGAAACCAACGGATTATTAAGAAATGCCACCCGATTTCATTGTATGGCCATTTATTGGCTTGAGGAAGACAGAACCGAATCATTTAACGACGAAAAGTACGCAGAAGACCCCAAGGATTTACCAATGGGTAGCAGCTACAGTATCACCACGGCGGTCCAATGGATCTCAATGGCTGATGTTGTCGTCGGTCACAATATCATCGGCTTTGATTTACCTCTCATTAAAAGGCTCTATCCTTTCTTTGAGTATCCTCCTGTTATTGTTGATACTCTTTTGCTATCTCGCTTATATCATCCGAATCTACTCGATATAGATAAGAAGCATAAATGGAAAGATATGCCTACTAAATTATACGGTTCACATTCTCTTGAAGCTTATGGACATCGACTTGGTGAATATAAGGGAGACTTTGGTAAGACTACTGATTGGTCTAACTGGTCTCAAGAAATGCAAGATTATTGTGAACAAGACGTAGTTGTTACGAAAAAACTATGCGACCACTTTCACCCTTACCTGAATGGCTTACGTTAGAACATCAGGTAGCACAAATACTAACACAACAGGAGATTCATGGATGGTACTTTGATGAACGAGCTGCACGGGAACTTGAATCGACTCTCAGAAGAGAGTATGAAAGCACTACTCAGTTATTACTCAACCGCCACCCTTACGTTAGAGGACAGGAATTTTGTCCTAAACGAACTAATAGGCGAACAGGCTATGTTGAAGGAGCACCACTCACAAAATTAAAAGATTTTAATCCCACATCTAGGGATCACATAGCATGGATACTGACAACACACTATGGCTGGAAACCATTATTAATGACCTCTACAGGGAAGCCAGTCATAAACGAGACGGTATTGAAGGATATTGGGACGGATATAGCTCTCCAATTTCTGAAACTACTGGATCTGACGAAGCAGTTAGGAATGATATCAGAAGGCGTGAACGCATGGCAGAAGCTTGTTACGACGTCTAGTAGAATACATCACCACTGTTCCGTCGCTACATCTACATTTAGATGTGCACACCGAAAACCAAACCTTAGTCAAGTACCTTCAGATGAACGATTTAGAAGATTATTTACATCAACGCCAACTTATGTACTTGTTGGTGCCGATCTTAGTGGTATTGAGTTACGGATGCTCTCACATTACCTCGCTAAATATGATGAGGGGCGTTATGCCGACATCCTCATCAATGGAGACATTCACCAAACCAATGCAGAAAAAGTTGGAGTTACCAGGAAACAAATTAAAACCATCACCTACGCCTTCCTCTACGGGGCTGGGGATACCAAAATAGGCCATAGTTATGACAAGCAATTATCAGATACACAGGCTGCAAAGAAAGGTAGAGAGATTAGGAAAGCCTACGTTGAAGCTATTCCAGGACTTAAAGACCTTCTGGAAGC